AGTACAAGGTGACAATCCTTCGCTTTAGGCCGGACGGTAACTTCCAATACCCCGTCCATTTCCCAGATTGGATTAACGATGAGATTGAGGAAACCATCACACACTGGATGCCGCTGCCAGACCTTCCTGAGAAAGAAATTCAGCCTATACGGTTCATGGAGAGTGGAGCAATCTTCCCGGAAACCATGCAGGAAGAAAAAACCGGCACAAAGTGGTGGATGCGTACTCCTCGCCCTATTTTAGATAGAGTGGCGGGCCTGAAAGAGGTATGCACACTGAAAGACATTTGCGATGGGTTCTCCGGCGGAAAGTTCTACGAGTGCTGTCACTACTGCAAACATTTCTCAACAGATGGGCTGACAAGCCCCAGCGGGTGGTGTAACCTGCATCCCGAAGAAGGGAGTGGATTCGCAGAAACCTACGGATGCCCAGAATTTGAAAGGAGGTCTGGCCTATGAAGTGTAAAGACTGCGGTAAAGAGAAAAACTGCCCCGGACTACACACAGGGCCGCACAAAAATTGTTTCCGTCAAAAGACCAATGCTGACAGGATTCGGGAGATGACCGATGCCGAACTGGAGCTGTTCCTCCCCAACTGGAGTTATACGAACGCCTGCAAAGCTGGCGAGCACGACTATGCTGGTTGCGATAACGAGTGCGAGAAGTGCGTGGCTGAATGGCTAAAACAGCCGTACACCGGCAAAGAGAGGTATATGCAGTGATGGAGTTCATCAAAGGGGACATTGTGCAAAACAGATTCGCTGGTGAGCACAATCCCAGAAAGCTCATGGTATATCTTGGAAAGAGCACCATACGTCAAGGGCGGTACAGGCACAAAGGGTACACCTGCCTCGACTACGATGGGGAGAAAGTTCAGCTCTTTCGGGAGAACGACCCTTTGGTCAAAGTAGGACACATGAAAGAGTTTGACGATTTTGTTGATGCGCTAAGGAGGTTGTCAGAATGAGCTACGATATTTCGCTGGTGGACCCCGTAACCCGTGAAACGCTGACTATGGATGCTCCGCACCAGATGCGAGGCGGGACATACGCGATTGAAGGGACTGACGAGATGTGGGTGAATATTACCTACAATTACGCTCGGTGGTACTACAAGGATTACGCCTTCGGAGAAAAGGGCATACGCAGTATCTACGGCCTTTCCGGTGCTGAGAGCATTCCGGTGCTGAAGAAGGCTATCGCTGGCCTGGAGGACTCCGATGAGGAGTTGCCCTACGAGGAAGCCAAATCGTGCTTTGAGCAAGGGGCAACTGGGTACTGGTTACCTACCAGAACTAACGCCATTAGACCTCTCTATCAGCTCTTGGCACTGGCTCAGATGAGGCCTGACGGAGTATGGGAGGGAGATTGATGTCAATGAGTGAAAATATAAACAAGGCACTCTGCGGAGGCTCTGAGGTGTACAGGGCGCTTGGCGAGGCACAGAAGGCACTTGAGGTACAGGAAGAGCAACACCGCAAAGAGATGGAAGCCCTCAGAGCGGAAAATATCCGCTGGAGACAGATTGCCACCGAGCAGGACAAGCAGATAGATTGGCTTCGCAGTATGGTTCAGGGTGACTGTGATTACTGCGCCCACCATTACGAGCTACACAGCGAAGGCCCCTGTGGAAAATGCGTACACTACGCCGCAGAGGAGTTCATCAAAGGAGATTTCTGGGTTCTGAAAGGAGACGCTATGGGCAGAACAAAGGCCGCTGACATCATCCGAGAGCGGATTGCTATTGACAAAGCCACAATGAGCGGCGAACCTGTAAGCGATTTTGACAAGTTCGTTGCAGAGCAGGACGAGGCGCTCTTGGTGGCGCTCTCGATGCTGGAGCACCCGCTGTATCACTTTATTGAGGACGAGGTTCCGTTCCGCTTGAGGGAGATTCTGGACATCCCTGAAGAGAAAATCACGCCGGAGCTGGTGAGCGCCTGCGTTGAGTACCTGAAGGACCATTCGGAAGTGATGTTCAATTATGACGGGATTGATGAGACGCTGCAAACTATTGTGAATGATATGGAGGTTGCTGACAATGACGATTAAACGGGGAGAAATTTACTACATCCAGTCTTATGGCAATGAAATTGGTTCCGAACAGAGAGCAGGTAGGCCGGGTATCATTGTTTCAAACGACAAAGGAAACCAGAGCAGTAACACAGCGGAGGTGGTGTACCTGACCACCCAGCCGAAGCACGACCTCCCTACTCACGTTGTTATCAGGGCCACTGGCAAGGAGAGTATTGCACTTTGCGAGCAGGTGCATACCGTTGCAGTAGAGCGCATAGGCGATTACTGCGGAGAGTGCTCCAAGAACGAGATGCAGAGCGTGGATATTGCGCTTCTGGTATCACTGTCACTCGATAACATCACACCAGTGGAAAAAGTTGTAGAGCGTACCGCTCCCCCTGCGGTGCCTACGGCAGCTCTTCGAGATACGGAGAAGAAGCTACTGGCGACCGAAGCTCGGCTCTCTCTGCTCCAGACAATGTACACGGAACTGCTCCAGCAGATTACAGCGAGGTGATGAGATGACGGCAGCAGAACTTCTGGCAGGTGCGATTGCCAGTCGAAAGAAACCAAACAAAGAGGTAGCGTCTCACCTCGGCGCAAAGGCTTCAACCTTCAGCCGTAGAATATCTCGCAACTGCCTCAAGGCGCAGGAACTGATGGACGCCGCCGAGTACCTCGGCTACAAAGTGGTGCTGGTCGATGCAAACACGGAGGAGCTGGCAGAGTTCCCCGGAAAATCTACCGGCCCTCGTATTCGGAAACAGATTGATGGCGTAGTGTACGACACAGCCAAGGCCAAGCCGATATGCCACACTGACCCCGACAACGGGTGGTGGATGGAGCTGTTTGAGTCTGACAGTGGTCAGTTCTTCGTGGCACACTACACCACTTGGGACGGCGTGGGAAACTTCATAACTCTCTGTCCTGCGGAAGAAGCAAAGAACCTGCGAGACACATACGCAGTTTGATGGGAGGCCCTCGGAAGAGGGCCTTTTCTCTTGCGCTTTATTACCGAAAGGTAAATATTTGATAAGAAGTTACGAAATCGCAAGAAAAAGTCTTGCCCTTCGGCCCTGCGTTTACTATAATAATAATGTAGGAAGAAAAATTATAAATACAGTAAATTCGGGAGGTAGCACGATGGAAGAACAGTCGGTCATTCTTTACGATAGCTGGACTGGGAGGCAGAAACGAATCCCTATGAGCGAATGGGAAAAGGTGAAGCCCGAAATTGAGTGCTACGCTGGTAGATACAGCGTCTGGTACGAAGAGTAAAGGGGGTGCAGAAGGTGACCGCAAAACAATTCAGAGATATGAAAAACCGTTCGGAGTACCAAAAGGATAACCCCGGCGCATTGATGGAGCTTCAGGCGTTTGAGAAGTGGCTCGACAAGGAAGTGAGGGTCATCAAGGGACGGAAGGTTCCTATTGGCACCACGGGAACAGTATTTTGGATTGGAATGAGGAACTATTCCAAATACGGGTACTGGTGGAGCTGGGAGGTTCGAGTCGGAATCAAAACCCCCGAAGGAGAAACCTACTTCACCGCAGAGAACAACATTGAGCTGGTTGCGTAAAGGAGGCACACCGATGTTTACATTGCAGGTCAAGTACAACGGGCATTGGAAGTGGAGCATCCGCACCTATCAGACAATGGAGGATGCCAAACGCCGGATTGCAGAGCTGGCACGGGTGGGCATTAAGTCCAGAGTGAGGCTCGCCGCAGAGCTGTACCAGTAAGGAGGTGTTCGCAGTGTATAGATACTATTTGACGCAGCGGCCCGCAATGCCGGGGACGTTCCCTAAACCGCAAGGGAACAGGGTTCTCTCGGTTGAGAACTTTGATGAGCGAGTTTTCTGCGAAGAAATTGGCAGAGACGCTTGGGGCCATGTGGAGTACGAGAAGCCGGTATCGGAGGCTCTGCTTCGCAACTACGAGATGGTGGAAGGAGGCGTTCACAGTGACAAGGGTGTATGAAACGGTCTGAGAGGCCGCTGAACTCTGGGTCAGCCAGTTCAATGCCATTCCGCAGGGATGTTGGACAAGCTGATGCGGGACAACCCGGACGAGTGGCGGGAGGTCACTGAACCCACAATAGGCGATGAGGTCTATATCTACGAGCTGGAGGATGAGTGGGACACGCTCGAACACCACGGGGTAATTTCTAACATGACGAAGCCGGATGGGATTTATCTTATCGAGCTGGACGACGGAGTTTCCGTTCAAGTCGGCAAAGAGGACTTCGAGGTCGAAAGGGACGGCTCACTGCCGATGTGGGGCACGATGTGGTCCTTCGGAGATTCCTGCGATGACTGGTGGCTGGAGGAAGGAAACGGCGTTCAGAAGATGTCCGAGTGCGGTTTTCGCATTTACGAGCACGAGGAGTTCGGGCACTTCTTCGGCATTGATGGAGCTGGGTACGATTTCTATGAGGCGCACTGGATTCCGCTGTATAAGGCCAGAGGCCTCCAGTGGCACGATAAGGAGGAGTAAAATGCGAATCGTTTATGATGATAAAAAGGCCGGGGACGTCGCTGACCTGCTGCAAAGGTTCGTGTACGAAGGATTAGATGCAAAGGCGGCAACCGAATATGATTATGGTATGAACCGCATTCAGAGACGTCATATCGTTGCACAGTTGGGACGATTTTTGGAGAAATACGGTTTTCAAATTGGGAAGAGAGCATCTCACGCATACGGTCTGGGTAACAACGCGCAACTCCCTATCTTTTACAACGATGGGGACGAAATGCAAGAGTGCTGCTACTTCAACTGTAACATTGACCCGTTTGGCGTTTGCTATATGTCTATTGAGGACTACAACGGCAGGAGAATTTCTGGAGCTTACGAAGTTTACGCCAAGAGGTGACAACTATGACCTTTACTATCAAGAAAGCAAAGATTCCTGCGTGGGGCTACGAGATTACTGCGAAGGGCTTCCACAATATCGCACCTACCGTTAAGGCGGCAGTTTCCTACCTGCAAGGCAGGTTCGGAGCAGATGTGAAGTACAAAGTGAAGGGAGGAAGCGATGATGACGTTGATGGAGAGACTGGTCGCTGAAGGTTATCCAAAAGAGGAGTTCTTCCACCACTACTCCGACCTTTACATATTCGCTACACCGATGACGCAGAGAGTCGTGAACCAGTGGTGCAAGGACAACGGGTATCACAGGGACTTGTTCGTGAGCACGTTCCACGACCAGCAGACCGGCAGGCTGATGTACGATGTAGCTTTCCAGTATGACCCGTTCTGGCAGGGCAAGCGAATCTGAGGAGGCGATTCTGATGCCGTACAAGTCCGAAAAGATACCACTCCAGCCGAACCAAGACCGCCGCAGGAAGCTAACCGAGGAGCAGAAGGACGAGATTCTTCGTATCTACGAGTCGGGAGTGTGCGGTATGAGGCCCTTGGCAAAGCAGTTCGGGGTGAGCCGCACAACCATACAAATCATAGTGAGGCCAGACAGGGCCGCCAGAATCAAACAGAGAATCAAGGACCACTGGAGAGACTACCGGCCTTCCAACGAGGAATGGGCCAAGATTATGAGAGAACACCGTCACTACAAACAATCGCTCTATGTTAAAGGCGAGCTAAAGGAGGTCGAGCAAAATGGCATATCAGAGAAAGACTCGTGATGTTTACCGCCTCTTCGTTGACTATGGTCAGGGGTGGGAGCACGAGCTGGACGAGTTCTCACTACGGGAGATTCGTCAGCGTCAGAAAGAGTACAGGGAAAATTGCCCGCAGTACCCTACGAGGGTCACTCGCGGCAGAGAAAGGATTGAGAGAAATGATGAGCAGCAGTGAGAGAAGCGGGTACGTTGCAGAGTGGTGCCCCAACTGCAACACAGAAATCGAGATGGTGTGGGACGTGGAAACTCTCGGCTATAAAGCGTATTGCCCAGTGTGTGGCAAAAGGTTGATGCTCTGCGATGCCTGCCAGCATACGCCCGATGGAGAGTACACAGACGATTGTGACTACAACACCGTCAAGGACACCTGCAAATACAACCACAACGAGGAGTTTGAGTACCTGCTGAAGTTTGCGGAAGAATCAGACCTCAGTGTAGAGGTGTGCAGGCTCCAGCTTAAATCGCTGTGGACAGCGTACTGCCTCCACAGAAACCTCGATGTCGATACGCTCCAGTACGACCTTGCCTGCCGAGACCTTTGGGAAAAGGTTGAGGAAAAGGACACGGCCTGCTGGGGAGATTTTGATAGTTTTGAAAACTACCTTTGCGAGTATCTGGTTTGAGCCGGATTGACAAGAAACCAGCTTCTGTTATAAAATGAGTACATTACGACGATTACAAGCAGGTTCCCCAATGCACCAAAACTCATATCCCGTGGTCATTGGGGACGCCATGTTCATTCGATAACAGTTTTTTAGAAGGTCCTTGAGCCAAAAGAAAAATCCTCGAAATCAGCGTATTTCGGGGATTTTTCGGCGTTTTTAGCCCTCTGAAGCCTCGGCAACAGGTTCTTCGTCGGCGTACACAAATTCGTGAATTATGCCGTTTTTGAAGGTTATGGACTCGATTCGCCCGTTTTTTATACAAAAGTTGGAGCTTACCGAGTTTATAAATTCCTTCAGGATTCGGGGGTCTGTCTCCTTCAAGAGACGCCTGTAATCAACGAAGCGCCTGTCCAGAAGTTTCTGGCTCATGATGAAATAACTGGCCTTCGCAAGCAGCTCTTCATCGCTGATGGAGAACTGAGAAGATAGGCCGTCGTTGAGTTTGTCCAGCCGCTCATTTACCTTGTCAAGAGACTCCGTGAGCCGGTTCTTCTCGATTACATAGTCCCTCTCGGACATATCCTCTTCAGAGTACAGGTAAAGAGATTTCAGCCTTGAGAGCGCCCGTTCCAACCTACGACGCTCAGAGAGTAAAATGTCCTTTTCTGAGGCGGTATCGCTGGAACCGCTCCTTTCAGCAACCTTAGACGCATACTTCACGCCCGGTAACTGTGAGCGGTAAAGGTTGTAAAGCTCCATCAGGCCCGGTTCTTTGATTCGGACTATATCTTTGAACATATCGCCCCGCAAGAGTTTTTTCTGGAGAGTTTCAGGTGAGGTCGTTTTGCCGAAGCTCTCTTTTGCTCGTATGAGGTTAGAAATATAATTCAGAACGAACGGCCCTATCTTGGTATCCGTAATGTACTTGTTTGTACAGCCGTTGTTTTTTCGGTGGCTCATGCAGGCATAGTTGGAGGGACGGTAGCCATCCTTGTGCGCTCTGGCATTGCTGGTAGCGCTCATGATACTCCCGCACACGCCGCAAGTGAGCAAACCTGCGAACACATGGATGTTCTTCCTTGTGTACGTCTTGCCCGCAGACTGCCAGCCTCTTCGGTTGCGCTCCAGCAGCTCTACGACGTTTTTCCAGCGTACAGGGTCTATGATAGCTGGGTGATGGTCCTCGACGATAACCCACTCTCCCTCCGGTTTTACATCCTGTCTGCTGTTACGTTTGGACATATCGTAGTAATTGTAGCGGTACGCGCCCGTGTAGAACGGACTTTTGAGGATGATACTCACGGTGGTGGGCGTCCACTCCTTGCCGCTCCTATGCCTGCTTCCAGAGGCGTTGAGAGCCTTTGCTACCTGCAAGAGAGAGTGAGTTTCTTCATAGAGGTCGAACATCTTCAGTACGACTGCGGCTTCTGTTTCATTGACCGAGAAGGTTTCGGTATTTTTGTCATAGTTGTAGCCGAACGGGATGCGACCGCCGTTCCACTGACCGTTGCCAGCACGAGAAATCATCACGGCGATGACTCGCTCCGCTGTCATCTTCCTTTCAAGTTCTGCAAAAACGAGAATGATTTTCAACATTGCCTCGCCCATCGCAGAGGAAGTATCAAACTGCTCGTTCTTCGATACGAAAGTGACGCCGAGACGCTTCAGCTCATCGTACATCGCTGCAAAGTCGAGCAGATTTCGGCTGATTCGGTCCAACTTCCATACCAGTACATGAGAGAACTCCCCCTCACGGATTCTGGACATCATTTGTTGGAAGCCAGGTCTGTCTGTATTCTTCGCAGAGAAGCCTGCGTCCTCGAATATCTCGTAGGAATCGGCGTTCAGCACATACTTGGCGTAGGCTATCAGCTCTTCCTTCTGGACGGGAAGGCTGTCCTTATCAATCTGGTAGTGAGTAGACACTCGGACGTAGATTGCTACTCGAATCTGTTTCAGCTTATCAGCTATCTTCCCCATCCTTGTTCACCTCCATAGTATGAAAGCCGTCCTTGCTGGCAGCGAGGTCGGCTTTCTCGGTATTGCGGTTCTTGAATTGTACGAAGTCAATCACCAAGGCAGATTGCTGCCGCTTCATCCGGCTGTCGCGTCTTGCTTTGGCTGCGATACGAATGTTTTTTCCTCTGGCGTAAGGTAGGAGTCCAGCACGCTCCAGACGATGTTCTTGTGGTCATCGTCTGCCCTGCGATATGCGTCTGCAAGAATCACAATTTCTCGCTCTGGCTCCTTATAGGGTGTAGGGCTGAGCGATAGGTCCATGATATAGTCGATGGACACGTTCAGTGCTTGGGCGATGCGTGCCACAATGTCCAAGTTGGGCTTGTGGACGCCGGATAGATACCGAGAGATGGTAGCCTCCGTTGCCCCTGTTTTTTCGGCAAGCCACGACTGCGTGACGCCTCTGGATTCGATGATGTCTCTGAGTTTGCTTGAAAAGTCTGCCATAGTAATTACCTCCTGCGTAATATTGTACACCAATCTTATAACGAACATCAAGAAAAGTTACTAATTTTATAAAAACAGGCTTGAAATTGCGTGTCCGTTATACTATAATAAAAAAGAGGACAGAAGAAAGGAGGTTCGAGGATGAACCTGACAGAGTTGCGGGTGGCTCGCATCCGCAGAGGGGTCAAGGCTCAGGAGCTTGCGGACGCCATTGACCGTACCGTTGATAGCTACATCAAGCGAGAAAACGGGAATGTGAGAGTGACGCTCAGTGATGCGTTTACCATCACGCAGGTGCTCCAATTGTCTCTTGAGGAGTTTGTCGTAATTTTTTTTGACGGAGACTTACCTTTTTCAAAAGATAACAATGAAAATTATAATTTCCGTCAGTTTCCGTTCCCCCTCAAAAAAGCGCGGGAGAGAATCGGGTACAGCGAGGAAGAAGTTGCTGTAAAACTCGGAATCCCCGTTTCAGGGTACAAGGACCGAGAAAAGGGCCGAGTGCCTGTGACGTTGGTGGAGTGCGCTCAGCTCTCCAAGCTGTTTGAGCTATCGTTCGACGAGTTCAACGATATTTTTTTCCGCTCTGCCTTACCGTTTCGTAAGGAGGACTTTCTTCCTTACAACCATATCATACCTCAAAAGGTAGGTGAAATAAATGTCAAGGCAAGTAACAGTAGCAGGGTCTAATAGGTATTGCCAGGCACGTTTACGGGCCGCAAAGTACAACGAGGACTTTGCCTCCAGAGCCACTGCGGTAACTCACCTTCCCGGCGTCACAGAGGATAGCCTCAAGAAATACGAGCTGGACATCACCAGACCGCCCAACGATGTCATTGCGTTGATGGCAGACGCATACAACGAGCCTGAACTGCGTTCGTGGTATTGTGCGACTGAGTGTCCCCTCGGAAAAGATTGCAGGTGCATTGAGGATGTTCCTGCGGAAAGGACAGTGCTTCGGTTGCAGAACGTCAAAGGGACGATTGAGAATGTGACCGAGGCGCTTTCCGATATTATGGACGATGGGGTGATTGACAAGGCAGAGGCTGCGATGATTCCAGAACTCCGAAAGGAACTCCTTGAAGCCAAGCGCAGGACCGAAGAGGCCCTCGCTCTCCTTGAAAAAGCTGGCAGGAGCGGCAGCTTTGATTAGCCGCTAATGCCGGGAAAGGAGGGCAACAGTGGCAGACTTTCGCAGAGAGGCCCTGATAAGGACATTGCAGGCTGACTACGGTATCACTACGGTCGAGGAACTGCTGGACGGTATCAGAAATATGGCGAAAGTCGATATTGCCCAGTTCGTCATTAGACCAGAAGAAAGGAATATTCACCATGACAAGGAAAGAGATGAGGAGGCGAAGAGAGGCTGCCCAGCGTAGAAGAATTGTTAGAGTTGCGCTGGCAGCATTGGCTGTTGCAGGCACTGCGGTAGTTATCGCTGCCTGTACATCGTCGCTGGATAGTGCGGAGAGCAAAACGGAACTCCCTGCCCCGGTGCCGGAGATACAGGAGTCCGTCGCTCCCTCCACAGCTCCTTCTCCAAACTCTACACCGGATGCTTCGAAAGAGCCGGAGGAGTTGACTGTTGAGGAGATGCTGGAAAACGGAACGCTCACAGACTCAATCGCACTTTCTTATGACCTTCAGCTTGTTGCGAGGGACGCCGCAGAAACTTTTGGAGTGCCGTATAGGCTGCTGCTGGCGGTGATGTTTCGGGAGAGCAGCTACAACCCGGAGGCCGAGAACGGTATCTGCTACGGGCTGATGCAGATTCACCAGATGAATTTTGAGTGGCTGCAAGCAGAGCTGGCAGAGTACGGGGTGACGGACATACAGCACAATCCAGAGGACAACATCAAGGCTGGAGCGTACCTGCTCGGAGGGTTCATTGAGAAATATGGTGACCACCACTTGGCTCTGATGTGTTACAACTGCGGAGAGGGCGGCGCTCAGGGCCTCTGGTCACAGGGCATTTACTCCACCCAGTACAGTTGGAACGTACTCCAGACAATGGAAACGCTCGACGTAGCTTGAGATATTACCGAAAGGTAAATCTTCCGTCAAATCCCACAAAAAGTTTCCAAACCTCCTTGCCCTATTACCCTAAGTTTACTATAATTATAATGTAGGAAGGAATATTATAAATACAGTAAACACAGAGAGGAGGATTCCGATGAGGGTCACGACCGAGCGATGGGCTATCGACCTTGGGAGAGCTGAGGCGATTGTCGAACAGGTGTCCCAAAAGACGGGCTTCGTATTCGAGGACGAGGAGATTTCCCAAACAATCGAATACACCAAGAGGAAATGCGAGCTGAACGGCAAGGACGAGGATTACTTCTACCTGCTGTTCGAGAACGAGCTGGAGGACCTCATTCAGAGGTATTACATAAACCTTCGGGGCTTTATCAATCAGATGAGGAAGGAGGAACAGAGATGTGCGAAATCTGCCACATGACTCCCTGCCACCCGCAGTGTCCTAACGCTCCAGAACCGCCCGCAGTTTATTACTGCAAGGTCTGCGGTGAGCCGATTGTAGCAGGTGAAACCTACTACGAGATGGACAGCGAGTTCTACCACGGGGAGTGCTTCGAGGATAATGCCGTAGACATCCTGATGGAAGAGTGCGGTGCAATGAAAGGCGTAGCGGAGGAACCTGAACGATGATGGAAGTTTTGAACCTGCCGGAGCTGACGTTCGATGAACGTAGGCACATTTACAAGCTGAACGGTGTCGCTCTTCCCAGCGTTACCACGGTGATGAAACCTTTGTCCGGCGATGTCTATGGGAACATTGATAAAGCGATTCTGGACCGGGCAGCCAAGAGAGGCACTGCGGTACATAACGCCATTGAAAACTATGTGAAATTTGGGATTGAGGACATTCCTCCCGAACACGAGGGGTATTTCAATGGATTCCTCGATTGGTTTAAGTCACACAAGGTTGTTCCGTATGGCACAGAGGTGAAGCTGTATCACAAGAGCCTGCTCTATGCAGGCACAGCGGATATGCTGGCGCAGGTAGACGGGGTGGATATGCTGATTGATTTCAAGACCTCTGCCTCGGTTCAGTCGATGCTTTGCGGAGTGCAGCTTGAGGCTTACTCCAGAGCTTACTGCACACACGCAGGTGTATCGGAGTTCGGGGAGGCCATTATACACCTCAAAAAAGACGGTACATACGAGATGCTCCCGTTCGGTGATGCCGGTACGGAGTGTTGGAGGGTCTTCACGGCGCTGATGACCGTGAGGAACTACAAGCAGAAGTTTGCGAAAGGAAGGTAAATGAGATGAACACCGAAACCACAGTAGCAGTGATGGAATCTCAGGACTTGGAGCTGGTGGAGAGAGAAGAAGCTCTTTGCCAAGAGGTCACGGACATTGAGTTTCAGGCCGGTGCCATTACCATTGACACCGAAGACGATTACAAGGAGGCAGCGCAGTTCGGCAGGTTGCTGAAGCAGCGCACCGCAGAAGTGAAGGACTTTTGGAAGCCCTTGAAGGAGGCGGCTCATAAGGCACACGCTGAAATCTGCGCAAGAGAGAAGGCTATGCTTCAGCCGCTGTCCAATGCGGAGAAAATCCTGAAGCAGACGATGGGGGCCTATATTTCCGAGCAGGAGCGCATCCGCAGAGAAGCTGAAGAAGCAGCCCGCAGAGCGGCTCAGGCAGAAGTCGAGCGACGTTTGCAGGAAGCCATTGCTCTGGAGGCTCAGGGTAAAACTTCCGCTGCCGATGCTGCGGTTGAGGAGGCCGAGATTATGGACGAGATGTCCAATGTGGTTTCGGTAGCCGCAGAGAAGCCCAAGGCAGAGGGAGTTACCACTAAGAAGGATTGGGAGATTGAGAGCATTGATAGCTCCAAGGTTCCGGTACTGGTTGCCGGTGTAGAACTTCGACCGGTTGACACTTCGGCTGTTATGAGGCTGATTCGCTCGACCAAGGGTCAGGTACATATCCCCGGAGTGGTTTACAAGGAAGTCGCCAACGTTGCATTTCGCAAGTGAGTATAGGAGGTACTGACAATGAGTAACGCTTTGAGTAAGGCCGAAAAGAATGCGCTGTCCGTCAGCTACGATGTCCTTGGCAGCCATGTGGAGCTGGACCTCGACTTCGTAAAACGGTATCTGGTGAGGGGCCGGTCGGAGCTGACCACCGACCAAGAGCTGGTGTTCTTTATGAATACCTGCAAGATGCAGAACCTCAACCCGCTGGTCAGCGGCGAGGTTTACCTGATTAAGTACAGCAAAGATGAGCCTGCGCAGATGGTGGTCGGCAAGGACGCCTACCTCCGCAGGGCTTTCAACAATCCCGACTACCTCTTCAAAAACGATGGCATTACCGTTCAGCGGGCTAACACTATCGTGCAGAAAGAAGGGTGCTGTCTCTATCCGGGCGAAGCTCTTATCGGCGGGTGGTGCCGGGTGACTTTCCTTCGCGGAGGGAAAGAACGCACTGCGTTTAAGGAAGTGTCACTCGCTGAGTACAACAAGAATATGGCGAACTGGAAGTCCAAGCCCGCCACGATGATAAACAAGGTCGCAGTTAGCCAGTGCGTAAGAGATGCCTTCCCGAAGGATTATGAGGGCGTTTACTCCGAGGAGGAGATGATTGCTTCAGGAGCTATTCCTGCGGTGGATGCTGAGTACACCGAGGTCGGCGGTGAAACGGTAGTGATGCAGGAGGATGAAGACCCCGTAATCACAAATGAGCAGCGTCAGGAGCTGTTCCGAACTGCGAAGAAGTACCTCGGAGACAGGGCCAATGAGGTAGTGAAGCACATTATCAATGAGATGGGCTTTACCAGCACCACGGGGCTTCGGGTTTCCGATTACGCCAAGGTGATGGCAGAGCTTCAGGAGTTCGTTGAGGGCGAGGAAGCGCAGCAGGAAGAGGTTGTTGAAGAGGAGTGATACTCCTTGAGCGGTGCGGCGGTAGCTGGTGCGGCTGCCGCCATACCGATTGAAAGGCGGTGATGACAGGTGGCGTTGAGGGACCAGCCATATCTCCCGCTGTACGTTCTGGACTTCCTCGTAGACGAGAAGCTGGCGTATTGCAGTGCTGAGAGTACAGGGGTCTATATACGGCTCATGTGCATCCTACACAAGATGCCAGAGTACGGGGTTGTGACGTTGAAAGAACGGGAGAAGAAGAGCGATGATACCATTCGTAACTTTGCTGACCAGCTCTCGTATTTGATGCCCTATCAGGTAGATGTCATTGACAGGTCGTTACGGGAACTCGTTTCAGAAGGGGTTCTCACTCTCGACGGGGAGCGACTTTATCAGAAGAGAATGGTCAAAGACGGAGAGATAAGCGCAAAGCGCTCTGATGCAGGAAAAAGAGGTGCTGATAGCACTAATTCCAGATTTGCTGCGGCAAATTCTTCGGCAAACAGTCCGGCAAATACCTCGGCAAATGATTCGGCAAAAGTATCGGCAAACTATCCGGCAAACTCTGAAAATGAATATGAAATTGAAAATGAAAGTGAAATTGATATTGAAGATGATAGAGTATCAGTTTCAGTTCCAAAGAAGGGTTTGCAGGAAGAGCGATTCGATGAGTTCTGGAAGGCATATCCCCGGAAGTCGAATAAGGGTGGCGCGAGGAAGGCTTGGAAGAAGCTCTCACCCGACAAGGAGTTGTTCGCAAAGATTATGGCGGCTCTGGAGGTTGCCAAGAAGTGCGAGCAGTGGACCAAAGATAGAGGGCAGTTCATCCCGTACCCTGCCACATGGCTGAATCAGGAGCGGTGGGACGATGACTACGGACCGTCGCAGGTGGCACCGAACTCGGTGCAGGATGATTTTGACCCTGATAACCCTTATGCAGACTGGGGGCCGAAAGACGATGAGTGATTTTTTTGAGTCAGTGTTCGATAGCGTAGCCCGCAGAGGCTATGCGAACCAACCTAAGTACGATGAGGACTATGTGAATCCAGATGACGGGCTGCTCTACTGCGGTAAGTGCCATACTCCGAGAGAGTGCATTATCGAAGTACCCGCTTGGGATGACAGCGGAGAAAAGCATCCGAAGAAATTCCCCGTGATGTGCGAGTGTATGAAACGGGAGAAGGAAGAGGAGGAGCGCCGCCAGCAGCAGCTCAAAGATATGGAGATTGTCTACAAGCTCAGGAAAAAGAGCCTGATGGATGAGAAGTTCTCCGACCAGACCTTCGAGAGCTTCCAAAGCACCAAAGAGAACGCCAGAGCGCTTCGACTCTGCCGCAGATATGTGGACGGGTTTTCCGAGATGCTGGAAAAGAATCAGGGGCTTTTGTTTTACGGCGATGTCGGTACAGGCAAGACCTTCTCCGCAGCCTGCATTGCCAATGCGCTGCTGGAGAAAAAGGTCCCCGTGATAATGACATCGTTTGTGAAACTGTTGGAGAGCGCCCAGAACTTCAAGGAGGACGAGAGCAAGCTGCTGGACCAGCTCAATAAGGCGAAGCTGCTTATCATTGACGACCTTGGGGCCGAGCGCTCTACGGAGTTCGCTCTGGAGAAGGTCTACAACATCGTGGACAGCCGGTATAGGGCGAGGCTCCCAATGATTCTCACCACAAATCTTGACCTTGCGGCGATGAAGAATGCGGTAGACATCCGATACTCCCGAATCTATGACCGAATCTTCGAGGTCTGCTACCCTGTGAAGTTCACGGGTTCGTCGTTCCGAAAGATGGAGGCGAACAAACGGTTCCGGGAGATGAAAGAGTTTCTGGAGGGCTGATGATGGAAAAGTTAAAAATCACGCTGGAAGATGACCGACTCACAGTTGCGGCGATACTCGTCAAGAACGGTTACATAGTACGGCAGATGAAAGAGCGGGTCGAGGGGAAGAAGAGCTACGCTTACTACCTCGAATACGGAATACCAGACAGAGAGGAGGACCGAGAATGAAAACTATGACACAGCAACAGCAGGTGCTCAGGCACCTTCAGGAGAACGGCAGCATTACTTCGTGGGAGGCGATTATGAAGTTCCACGCCACAAGGCTATCTGGGATTATCTACTCGCTTCGCAAGGTGGGCTACCCTATCGTTTCCACGATGGAGAGCAGCAACGGAAAGCACTACACGAGGTATTCCTTGCAGCAGGACAAGGGGGAAAGCTGATGAGGGTGGAGTTCACTGTGCTCGGAGAGCCTAAAGGCAAAGGCCGCCCACAGTTCAGTACATACGGAGGCAGAATTACCACCCGCACTCCGAAGGACACAGTGATTTACGAGAATCTTGTGAGGATGGAGTACCAAAGGCAGTGCGGAAAGGCTCGGTTTGCTGAGAAGGCGATGCTAAGGGTAGAGGTCACTGCTTACTATGGCATTCCGAAGTCTGCCAGCCAGAAAAAGAGGCGTCAGATGCTTGAGGGCACGATTCGTCCAACCAAGAAGCCTGATTCGGATAACGTGCTCAAATCCATCTGCGACAGCCTCAACGGTATCGCATACAGAGATGACGCTCAGGTGGTGGATTGTATCGTGAAAAAGCTGTACAGTGATGTTCCTCGCGTAGAGGTTTGCATCTCATCCATTCCAGACTCGCAGGAGACAGCGTAGGAGTACGCAGGACGTCGTTTTAGGCTAAGGGAGTATAAAGTTACCTCTTCGTCACTTTGGACCAATCCCGGCACTCTTACGTCGATTATAAGCAGGGAGGAAAACCTATGAACAGCGTAAACATTTCAGGCAGGCTCACGAAAGACCCTGAACTCAAAACCACGCAGTCCAACATCCCGGTTTGCTCGTTCGGTGTTGCAGTAGACCGTCCCGGAGTGAAGGACAAGTCTGATTTCATAGACTGCGTAGCTTGGAGGAACACAGCGGAGTTCGTGAGCAAGTATTTCGCCAAAGGAGACCCCATCGAAATTACCGGCACCCTCACTACCCGTAACTGGGAGGACCAGAACGGCACTCGACGCAAGTCGGTAGAGGTAGTATGCGACCACGTTGGGTTCCCGAAGCAGAAGCCGAAGCAGGACGGTGAGCAGCCTGTTCAGAGCTACGAGCAGACTGACTACGCCGGTGACGTTGAAGAGATTCCAGACGACGACT